CTGGTCAAGGCCGATCATTTGTCCTTCTTTATCCTGTGAATCAATTGTAATACTGCTTTTCTCAATCATATTTATTGGTCGTAAACCTGGGTTGCTGTCCAGCGCATTGAAGTAGTAGAAGCTGGCGTAACCTCAATTAAAACCGCTTCAGCCCCTGAGAACTGAATCCCGTCTCCAAAAGGCAGTATCACCAGGCCCGCTAATGTGTCGTTGTCTGTATTCTGGATCCTGAATTCAAATTTATCCACGCCATCAACAACAATGTAAACTGTTCCCAGGTTTGCCTCTGTGGCTGACCAAGTGGTATAAAATCCAGCCACAACAATCAGTTTTAATTTTGAAGAGGCGCCCGGTGTATAATTTAAAATATCCTGCCTGGCTGTTACGGCTGTAGTTGTGATTGCCCCAAACTGTATATTAGCCATGGGTCTCCTTGGTTAGTTTCTCCGCCAGGGTGGGGAGAATTTCGTAAAATACCTGGCTTAATAAAATTTCTGTCTTGTTGATTTGGGCTTGTGTCAAAAACTCTTTTAATCTGATTGCTTCAGTCTGATTGTTCATCTCCGCGTCAATGACAAGCTCTCCGCTCAATTTCCTGATGCCTTTGATTTTCAGATTATTGGCTGCGCCTGGTATAAGTTTCATATTTCTAAATAATCAATGTTTACCTGGACATTGCCTGATCCGGTAATACTGCAATATAACGGCTCATCAACCCCGCCTTCGATATAATCCGGATGGTTGTTTGCTCCGTATAGCCCGCCTGCTTTAGGGGAAAGATATTTTTCAAAATCTGCCCCGCCCGCTGTCCACCGAAACGAAACCGCGCTCATATCAGTTGATAAAGAGAATTTCACCGAAAACAAGGTAATTTTTTTATTTGCTGCCGGAGCATGAACTATGCCGGAAGCAGAAAGTGTTATTGTTTTCTTTAAAATTTTCTTAGCAATGTCTCTGGGCTGTGTTCCTTTAATATCATTGTCAATTGTCTGCAGTATCCCGTCTTCCCTGGCAGGGTTGATTTTTATTCCCGCAATATCTTTTAGCCCGACAGGGTCTGTCCCGCCTCCGACATAGACATTTCCGGCGCGGTAGAATTTCTCGCCGTCTTCTGTCACCAGCCTGACAGGTATGGCCTCTTTGGGTTTTGTGTTCTTGACGAAACTGTTGAAGATGCTTGTTTTGGCCTGGTTAAATAGTCCTGCGCTCGAATCTTTGAAAAACTTGAATAACTTATCGAAGTCAAACTCTTTATACCAAGCTGGTTTCTTGAGGCTTATCTCATCAGGAAATTCTTTGGGCTTTATTTCATTTAAGTTGGATACTTTTATTTCTTTAGGGTGCTCGCACCTTAAATCCTGCGTATTGGATACTCTTACCTCTCTGACTGCCTCCGGGAAATTACTGACGAATACCCTAAATTCTTTGCCGAGCGCTTTCTGGTATTTGTCCAAGGCTTCTATCAGGCTGCGGACTTCATTCCTGATATCTTCAAATGTCTGAGAATCCTTGCCGTCTTTTATCAACACATAGACCTTAGCGATGATATCAACAATGTCCTTCTGCCTGTCTAAAGACTTAAGCAGGAAGATATTCCTCTCCAGATTATCGTCCTGGATTTCAGTACCTAGTAACCTGCTTATTTTGTTTCTTTCTAAAAGGATCACTTTCTTATCCATCGATTAAAACCTTCTCCAGCCTGGTTTTTATGCCGCAGAGCTCTTCTTTTAAGGCGCTGTTGTCATTTCCCGTCTTCGCAAGCTCATTGCTTAAGTTCTCATTTCTCTTCGTAACTTCTTCGGCGTCTTCTAGAATCTGGCGGATTTCTTCTTCCTGTTTCGCTTCCTCATCTTCCTCGTCTTTGGGAGTTTTGGAGTCAGCAGTCAACTCGGGAAGGCCGAGCTCTTTTCTTTTCTGCTCCTCCCGCGCCCTCTGCTCTAAAATCTCTTCCCAGTCCTTACCCTGACCAGCTACCTCATCCGCTAAACTCGAAATATTTCCTGTAATAGCCTCTCTGGATGCTTTCACTTCTTTAAGCGGATCCACCCAGGACCAACCGGGAGCAATCCATCTTGCTCTAAGCCATGCAGACTTTGGTTTGCCTTTTTCGTAAAACTCCGCAGCGTCAAGCTCGCCCTTTAAATACGCCTCCTCCAAAAGCATCTCCCAGACAGGCTGGCAGAGCTTTTGAGAGAGCCATTCCTGCCTGACCTTAAAATACCTTCTGGCCTCAAGTAACGCTGCCCGGGCGCTGGAATAATTGGTCTTAGAAAAATCTTTTGCCACCAATTCATACGGAAGGCCCAAGGCTGCGGATATCGCTTTTAATATCCTGTCTACGAACGGCTCAAATGTCGCGCTCGGCCTCTGAGGATTGAATGAGGTGATGGTTTCACCCGGCATCAGGTGTTTGATCATCCCGGGCTCTAAGGATTCGACCAGCTGCCCGGATTGGTTTCTCTCGTATGCGGAATTGACTGCCACATCCATTGAGGCCTCAGAGGTTATAAAAAGAGAAAAGCACGCCGCAATGCGGCTAGCCACAAGCTCTGCTTCAGCATACTCGGCTAAATCTTTAAAATAAGTCAGTACCGGCGCAAAGAAAGGAACGCCTCTTGTCTGGCCGGAACGCAGAACATAATACAAATGGAAAATATTTTTTCTCCCCATTATGCCCTTGGCCTGGATTTCTATGTATTGCCTTGCTTCTTCTCTTATCCTATGGCTGATATCCCCGGGATGCGTCTTTTGTATGAAATATGAAACCGGCTCTCCATTTTCTCCGATTCGGATACCTGACCGAATTGCCTTGTCGCTTTTTTTATCCGGAGGGGTATTGAGCCTGTCCGACTCAATCACCTGGAGGGTCAGCGGGTACGGCCTGCCTTCCAATCTCAACGGCACGATTATTGCCTCGCCGTTTTCTAATATCTGCCTGTCCACTAACTGCTGGATCTCATAAAAGTCCATGCGCTCTCCGGCATCGGCATAAGGGATCCAACGCTTCCATGCCTTCTCGGCTTTTCTTTGGAATTCGTCTGCCAGCTTTTCGTCTATCCCCAGCTCTTCTTTATCCACCCTGCTCTGAGGCCTGATGCCGGTGCCGATGACATTTACAGTCATCGTGGAGGTGATCCCTGCGGCGTGCGCGTCGTTTCTATTCAGATCACGACTGCGTTCCCGGATATCGGATAACTCAGGCAGTAAATCCTGGTCTGCAGAGCCTCCTCCGGGAATCCATGACGACCTCAGGCGATCCCTGCTTGCGCCCTTATAAGCGCCGAACTTCTGCGAGATGCTGATTGCCTCCTGGTACATCCTGCGCTTGAACCCGGCCTTGGGAGAGAAGAAAGAAATAATATTGTCCATTCCTGCCGATAACCATTCTGAGATTTTCTGTTTGGTCTTCATGATGGTCTATCGAACTTTGCGTATGTGGTGGTATTATTTGACCCTGCGATTTCTTTGCGCAGCTGGTCGCGCAGTTTTATTAATTCGCTAAGGCTGATATATTGAAGATTTCTTCCGGCAATGGAATAGGATGCAACAGCCCCGCCGGTCATCCTGGCATTGATGGCGTTCTCGACATTATCAAGCATCTCTTGTTTTGTGGGCGCGCTCATAAAAACTCTCTTTTAGTCTCCCAATAAAAAAGCCATCTCCTGCCAGTCGACTGGAAATGGCTTTTTATTACTATTGGGCGCGGCAGCAGTGATCAGCTGCTGCCGCTTTTTAAGTTTTCTAATTCAATATTACCCAAATACAGTTTTTTTCGCAATAGGGTCGTTATGCTGTTATAGTAATAATTCAAATTTAGCCTTCTTGCTCTATAGACTTAAAATTATGCCCGCACTCCTTGCAGCGGTGATACCTGACCGGCGGATGACTCGCATACCAGCGGATCTTCTTTGATCCGCATCTTGGACACCGAAGCGGAATAAATCTAACAGCATAATCATCGTCTGTATTCCCGGGACGGCCCGCGCCTTTTCTTTTATGATTAATATTTCCTGAATGATTTTCATTTTTTAACCAATTCTCTTTCCTCTCAAGCCATCGCCCCATCAAAGCCAAGAGCCCTCTCTTTTGCGGATCCAAGCCTCTCTTGAATGGCCTTGGACTTCAGTTTTCGGCTGATAAACTCTTGTCGAATCATCTTTGCGGATATTTAATGCCCGGATAATGTCTGCGGCAACCAAGGCATAAACCTCTGCATCGAGAAAGTGATTTGCTGCCGCCTCTTTCTTTTTCTGCCATACTTCCTTTGCCCGGCCGGTCGTACGGTTACGTATTAATATTTTGTGTTCGGAAGTAAACTGAGTTAAATACTCCTCGTTCGGATTTCTAAAGATGTGCCATTTAACTGGATCGCGAGAAGTGACGAGCCGATTAATTTTATCCTTATACTGCGTCACGTTTAAATGCCATAGAACAAGGCCTCCTGGAATAACTGCCCCGGTCCGCGAATTGATGTCTATTTTGTTTGCCCGATAAAATCTGCCTCCGCTGATTTCTTCAAATCCCTTGATCGCTTTGGTCTTATCTGCCCAGTGACGGCAAAACCGGTATACCTCATCGGTTTTAAATCCTGAATCGATACATGACATATAGACAGTGAGAGTTTCCGCTGAACTTAATCTTTTATATTCCGTTTTAAACAATTCCTCTACTAGGTCATCCCAATACTCAACTCGTCCTGCGCGGATGAGCCATGATTCTTCATAATATCCCCAGCCTCGTATGACGAAATAAAAATGATCCTTCTGCACGTCAACGCCTGCAGTCAAAACCAAAACATCATCCGGAACAATTCCCTCGTCATAATCCCGAGTGAGATTGCGCACCTTATCTACTGTTGTCTCTTCAATCTTTTCTTCCCAAACCTCCGCAAGCCATAAATTGACGAAATTCATCAACAGCTCAATGTAGTCCTTGGATTTTAAGAACTCCGCTGCGATATCGCTCCATGTAAGCCAGGGAGAATAAAGAGAACTGATCCAGAAACCACGGTTTCGATTTTTCTCTTTTTTGTCCGGAATCCACTCTCCGCTTAACATTATCTTCTGTTTTTGAGTATCCTCTATCTTTCTGCCGCAATAGAAACATTCGTACCAGGCAAGCCGCTCGTTTTTAATTCTCTCCGGCGATGATTCCTCTCTCGGCCATTTGATTTGACCGAATACCAAAACTTGCAATTTCCCGCAGTGAGGGCAAGGAACATAAAATCTCCTTTGATCGGACTTCTCATATTCCCGAAAGATATAACCTTCGCGTGTAGTAGGCGTTGAAACCTTAATTGTCTTTTTATTCCAAAAAGTCTTCTGTCTCTCTGAGGCAAGTTTTATCGGATCTGCCTCGCGGCCAGAAAACTTCGGATATTTATCAACCTCATCCAAAAATAAATACCGGATAGGCCTTGACGCAAGATCAGCCGGGCTGTTTGATCCTGCAAAATACAGGATCATACGGTCAAAATGATATTCAAGTTTC